CATGCATTCCATCTCCGCATTGAGAGATTTGGAGTTGCAGATTGCAAAAGTTGAAGAAGAAGAAGCAGCTGAGAGTATTCCCCTTGAGTACTCTCCCTTCTTTGCGGAGGGCAAGTCTCGTGAGCGGCGCGAAAGCGGCGTGTACGTGGGAAGCGTTCCCCAATTTCTCGACCCGAAATAAAATGGTCCCTGGAGTGGATGCTCCGCGGTTTTTGGTAAAGTTTACGTAATAACTTCCGCCCATTTTCAATGAAATTACAACCATGTCTGATTCGTATTCTAATGCGTTTAAAGTTGCGAAGAGAAATACGGCCCCTGGATTGTCACCCCTCGTCATGTTCTTGAACAAGAAGAGGTATCCTGGTCTTCCTGACCAGTCGGAGATAGTTAAGGTAGTAGAGGAAGTGAATGAGCCTGATGTACTCAAGGGTCTCATCCATGGGTTGGCTTATGGAGCCATAAGTCAACAGGACGTTGAAAGTGCGCTCGAATATCTGTTCAGGGGGAAGAGTGATCCGGCTACTGTGAAGGTTTCCTACGTTGTTCCTAGGATGCCTCCAGTAATGTCTAATAGCAGGGTTGCTGAACTTCTTGAGAGATTTTGGGATCCCGTGGACGAAGTAAAGTTCAACGGAAACCCTCTGGTAAACCATTTACTCTGGACTCAGACGAATCCGGATGGTGCTAACTGGAGTATGTTGAAAACGTTTGGTTTTTCCGAGGAATTGACTCATTGCAACACACTTGTGCGTTGCGGTGGGTCAATGGAGGGAATGCTGACTGTTTTTGAAAAGGGTTTTTCCGATGTTCCTGACTTCGACCTGGATCTGAGTGAGTATCTAGAGGGAGTCCTGGTGCGCCATCCAGTGGCTCCCCCTACCGTTGATTCTTTCACATTTAAGAAACAAACATGGTATAAATTGTTTGAGAATGTGACCGTCAATGCTAAGTCTCGGGCTGGGCACCCGTTTGAGGCTGGGCAGTTGAGTGATGACAAAACAGTTTTGTTGGCTTTGCTTGATTCTGAGACTATTTATGATTTCTTTTACAAGCAAAAGATGACTGCCGACGAAGTCTTTGATCTTCTCGTTGACGCGAAGCCTGAGTTGTTGACTCTCAGGCTTCAGAACAAAATAGACACTTACAAAAAGGAGAATTTACTGACCAAGACTCGTCCGTATTATATTTTCCCCATAGCTCTCAAGTTGTTTATCATGGCTTTCTCTCAGAATTTCAAGACCTCTGTTGGGTTTTGGGAAACTGAGAAAGAGTGTGCGCAGAGTTCGGAATGTATGTTGGGTTTCTCCTGGATGCACGGAGGAGCTGAACGTCTGTTCACCCGCATGGTGAACGCTGCTCCTGGGGAGCTGCATATTCATTCTTATTCGGATGATAGTACCGTCTATGTTATTGACGGAGGTGTCATTAAACATGTGGCCATTGATTGTTCTCATATGGACGCATCGCATCGGAAATGTCATATGGACTTGAAGGACAAGTACGATGAGCATCGAATTAGGATGTATGGTGGAAATGATGTTGACGTGGAAGTGTATCGATTTATTAACAAGTGTGCTTTGGTTAACCTGGTTAATTCTACTACGTCGGACATTTTTTTGAAGCGTTGGGGCTTAAGTTCTGGACACCCCGAGACGACTAACTACAATGCTGTAGTTAGTGCCGCCGCTTCAGAATTGTTGCATAGAGAATGGAAAGAGGGCAAATTTACTTTCGAAACTTTCGAAGATTTTGTTGATTTGATGCCGCATTTGTTGAGAGAAAAGATGGGTCTGGTAGTGAAAGCTAGCCGTGATTCAGTTGTTACCTCTCCAAGATTCTTAAACCCAGGAATGGTATTTAAGATCGGTTTCTTGTCTCAGAACATAGGTTGTGTCGAAATGGGACCTGAGAGGGTCATTGTTCCTTTTCCCTCTACAAACAAATTGGCTAGCTCGTACGCTTTTTCGTACGTGCCTGCCAAAGGACCGGAGATGTGGGATCAGAAAATGGGTCAGAAAATTGGAATTTGCATTACAGGTGGTTTTTATTATCCTACCTTTTATAAAATGTTGAGTTCCGATTATAATGGTCTTATTACTGCCCGCGCCTCTATTAAAGGCTTCAGCGCAAAAGAGAAAGTCTTTAACATGGGAGAAATGGGGGAGATCTTTGGAGAAGCAGCACATGCGTATGATTACAACGAGCTGTATCGCCATGATTGGTCTACCTCCTTTGCCCCGTGGGAGTTCTATGTTCGTCTTTTTCAAGAGAAGCCCCAGTGGGGGGAGGAAGTGAAAAGAGCACCACCTCCAGTGTCTGGGACTCGTAAGGCCAAGCTCTCTTTGAAGAGTATTGCAACAACAACTGCTGGGAAGGCTCGCCCCGCAAAAACACCTGCGCAGCAAGAAGAACAGGAAAGGAAAGAAAAAGCTCGGGCTTTATTTAACAAAGTGAGGACAGAGACACATAAGTCCTCAGAAGTGACGAAAACCCCCGAGAAGGCGCCTACAGCCGAGAAAGTGCAGAAACCCACTAAGTCTGAGCGGAAAGACGAAAAGAAGAAAGAAGGGATTGCACAGAAAGCTAAGCCTCAGCCTGACCCAAAGGCTGATGCTTCGGTGGAGAAGTATCGGAGAGCAGGGGTTCGAATGGACATTTATAATAAGCTTCCTAGGGAGCGGGGGGATATGCCCCCGCATCTGAACGAAGAAGATGTAAATGATGCCCTTCGATTCATGCTTGCCAATGAATCCATTGTGTTGGTCGAGGGTATTTATCACAGAAAAAAGGATGCTCCGCAGAAAAATGAGATTTCCGTCAATCCGAACGTATTGATGACTCAACATCCAACCCCAAAAGACATTGTCGTAGCTTTTAAGGAAGCAAATGTCTCCGCAAATTCTCCAGCCCCTAAGGTGGCAAACCCTCCTAGCAAGAGACCAGAGTACAAAGGAAGGACTTTTAAGAGTCTGGACGATGCTTTTGAGTATTTTATTGAATTAGTGGAAGCAGGACACGCTGACACTAAAACATTGCTGAAAGTGTTTGGTGCTCGGTTTAAGGACATTCGTAAACGAGCCAAGGAAGCTGGATATGTATATAAGGAAGGGCGCGGTTTCTTTGAAGAATAGGGTTGTTGAATGATTTAGCACCTTTTACTTTGTTAATTTTAGTTGTGCGCCTCTGCAGCGAGGTAAACCGGCGTGAAAGCGTAAAATAGGAACTTTAGCACTAATCATCGG